ACGTTCCTGTTCTGGTTTAGATAGAGCAGCTAACTTGTTGTAATAGTCCTGAGCTAATGTATCAACATTAGTTAACTGTGCTTGCTGTGCTGATCCTGCAGCAGCCTTTAACAAGTTATCTACTAATGTTTGTTGATCAGGACTAAGAGAAGTTTTCATTGCACCATCAGCAAACGAAGTACCAAATAAGTTTGTTGTTACACCATAAGGAGTAAAGTTAACACCACTAGCAGCATCCTTGTATGCGTTTCTAATATCTGTCTTAGCTGTTGATAAATCAGATGCTGCTGTATTCCTAGCAGCCATATCAATACCAGTACTAAATAAACTCTTTAGTCCCTCGGCATCAGTGATACCAATTGTCTTTAGTAAGTTACCTAAAGGATTATCACCAAATAAGTTAGTAGCGGCTCCACCTGCGCCAGCAGTTCCAGCCGTGGTTGCTCCAGTAGTAGTTCCTGCTGTGGTAGTACCTGCGGTAGTTGCTCCTGTCGCAGCAGTACCAGCACCAGTTAATAAACCGCCTGCTGTAGCTCCAGTGCCTGCTGAAATACCACCTGTTACAGTACCACCACCACCAGTAACAGCACCTGTACCAGTTACTGCTCCTGTAGCGGCTGCGTCAGAAGCCGTTGTAACACCAGCAGCAACAGCATCAGAAACAGACAGGCCAGCAGCGACATTACCAGAGGCTACATCAGCAGCAATGTTTGCTAAGGCTGAGTTACCAGTAGCGGCTAGTGTTTGTGTATAGGCACTTGTAGCAGCCTGTGAAGCAGCTCCCTCTACACCAGCTACAGCAGTCTCTGAACCACCTGATAATAAACCACCACCAGTTTGTGTAGTACCTGTTGGCGTACCTGTAGCGGTTGTAGTAGTAGCACCTGTAGTAGCTCCAGTAGCAGCATTAACACCTGTAGCTACTGCTTGAGACACGGTAGCACCTGCAGCGGCTGCACTAGCAGCAGCATCGGCAGCAACATTAGCTGCAGCCATTGAACCACCGTTAGCTAATACTGTATTCTGTGCTGTTGTTGCTGCTTGTGATATAGCACCTTCAACACCTGCTACTGCTGTAGAGCCTGCACCAGTACCTGCAGCAGCTCCAGTTAAGTCAAACAAACCAGGATTAGCTGCAGCAAGTGCTAACAAACCACCCATGATAACTTTACCATAGGTAGGCATCTTACTACGATCTACAATACGAGTAGTTACTTCACCTGTTGTAGGATCTAGGAAGTCACCTTTGTACTGTCCTTTACCAACACCAGACTGATCAGCATTAAGTTTCTGAATAATCAGATTACCATTAGGAGTACGATAAGCATCCCATTCGTTACCACCAAACTGTATCTGTCCTACCTTGATATCAGTCTGTATTCCTGGTTGTTCTTGGTTAGCTACTTCAGCATCCCACTGAGACTGCAATGGTGCTAACTGTTTACTTATCAATTCAGGAGTCTTACTTAGTTCATTCTTTAACTGATCTACAGTAAGGTTCTGATCCGTAGCCTGCTTAACCCACCAGTCTAGACCAGCCTGCTCAGGATAACGACCTAAGACATCATTGTAAGCAGTAACTACTTTGTACTCAGCACTGTTCCTAAACTGATTAGCTACATCCTGCAGTGTAGCGTTACCGCTGCTGACATTACTAGCCCACCAATCTAGTCCAGGCTTGTCTGGAGATCTACGTAGTAGTGTCTGGTACAGGTTAGTGATGTCGCTGGTAGCAGCATCGAAGGCAGCTTTAGCAGGATCTACAGTGACTGTGGGTGTAGTACTTACAACAGGGGTTGTTGTTGTTGACCCTGCTGGATTAAACACCATTGAAAACAAACCTTCATCACCTTCAGTGGCTCTGAAGTCTCCAGCACGAAGAGAAGTGCTCATTAGTATGTTCCTCCATCAACATCAAAGTTACCAGTGAATGATGTAGTAACATTGAGTGTTGGGATTGTTACAGTGCCTGTGAACGTAGGAGATGCTATGTCAGACTTAGTCTGCACAGCAGAAGCAATGTTGTTATACTCCGTATCGATCTCAGTACCTTTAATAATCTTTGCTGGGTTTCCACTAGGTAGGGAATCCTTAGCAGCAAAGTTAACAGTTTTCGTATAGTTACTCATTAGATAACCCTACCAGATTTAACGAATACATCCAGTTGTTGTACAGAAAAGATGTCAGTTCTAATGTCTGCTTCAATACCGATCTGAAACACCCTACCAGTAGAACTAACTTGTTGTCTAACCGTATTGATTAAGATACCAGCATTGTATTCAGCGATGTCATACTCAGAGATGTTGTATTCAGCACGAGTCTGTGCTGGTAACTGGATCTGTGCTGATTGATACGAATTACCATAGTCAACACCCCAGTTTAAGAACACATTAGTAGCCTGTCCACCGATGATCAACAACACAATCTTCTTAAGGATCTTTAATATAAATGCTGATCCCGCATCGATGTGTGAAGTGTAGTATGCGAATCGGAAGGCAGCACCATTATCATTATTTCCTGTATACACACCAATGTAGCCAGGACGAGAAAGATAAAGAAGTCTATCATTGGTAGCACACAAAGCCTTAGGTGATAGTGTCCATGTGGTTGCTTTACAAGAACCATCAGGTAGACGACTCTTTAGATCAAAGCAATACGTAATACCACGAGTAGGTAATGTCAGTAGATAGAAACCATCTTTCTCATAGTATACGGACTTGATCTCTGGGTTATTATTGTTAGCTATAACATCAGAGATGAGGTCATCTCTGACATTCCTTGATATATCGAACAAAGGTGCTGACTTCTCTTGGATGATACGGCCAAGGCTTCGGACACCTGTATCTGCAAGAAAGAAGATATCTGAGCCAACATCCTGCACTGAATCTCTACTGATACAACCAACACCATCAATAACTTCTACAATCTTTAGGTTAGTTGTAGGATCTTCTGCAGCACCAGAGAAGATAACAATAGACTTCTTACAGAAAGCAATGAGGAAGCCATTAAAGGCTGCTAGGGCTACGATGCTGTCAGTACCGTTAGTGAATTGACTCTCTAAGTTAATTGATCCAGAAGAGCCTCCACTCCATTTAAAGCCTGCTAAAGCATCTGACCAAGTGATGGTAACTTTATCACTGGTGGTGTCAGCAACCCATAAGCGACCAAAAGCACCTAGTACTTCATTACCTAAAGGTACAGTACCTGAGTAGCCTGCATGAGCGGACATAAGACCATAAGTATTCGCTACATGGTCATACACTAAAGGATTATGTGCTCGTTGGAAGAAGAAGGTCATATCATTGAAGTCAATGACTTTCCAATCCTGTGCTGTCCACGTAGAACCAGTATACTTCAGAGTAAGTGTTGTTGTACCTGAATAGATCTTGTTATCACCGATACTTAAGATCTCAGTTGTACCGTCATCCTTGATAACTTGTTTGATAACGTATGGTTCTGTGTTGTTAAACCCTGCAGCGGTATTAACATTATCCCATCCTCGTCTAGCAGCGATACGACCGAATTGATCAATCACTGCATTCTGAGCAACAAGAGCATAGTCTTTTGTCAGTGATACAGAGGAGTCTTGGGTGTTAAGCCCAGCAAAGCCAGGAGCAACAATACTGATGGCTTTGAGTTGATCTGCCATTATACAGCATCCCAGGTAATCTCATCTTTAAAGCGTTCAGCTTCAATAGAGATATAGTTAGCTACAGTCTTACGATATAGTTCTGACTGCTGATCAGATAACCTACCACCATCTTCACCACGTTCATTGATAGCACGAAGATAAGCACCTTGTACAATCATATCCTTAGGCAACCATGCGTTGTCTAAGTCATTAACAAGATCTTCCTGTGGTACGACACACTCTACTTTGATGGTATAAGCTTGATCAGGAATAGGGAATACATTCAGTGTTAAGACACCAGTGCTTGGTGTAGAACTACCAAAACTATAGTAGTAAGGTCTACCAGCCTGTGTAGGATTTACGAACAATAAGGTGTTCATACGATCTTCAGAGACCTTCTCCAGATACATGTGAGCACTGGGAAGATAAACACTTAATACTTTTGTTCGTGGATTCGTTGATGGGATCTCATAACCATAGACTGTTGCTGAAGTGGTTATGGTCTTAGTTGTACGTAGAATAGCCCAGTTCCAAGAGTCTTCAACTTCTCTCTTAGTTTCGTTAACCATCTCTCCAATCAACTGTGAATAAGAAGATTGAGATACAGTCTGTACAGTAGGCTCTCGTACTCGTAGCAATACAGCATTAACTAGATCTAGATAGCTTGTAGCCATTTATTTCACCTTCTTGGTTACAGCATCACATAATTGTAAAAACTCAGGGATAGACAAAGAACCACGCATCATATTAATCTGTTTATGTACTAATTGAATGTTATCTATAGCATACCCAATATCGTTATCTATTCGGTCTATTGATGCTGTGTGATCCCACCCTACTTTACTCCAACCAATAGATAAACCAGATAAGGCGCATACTCTATCTTGTTCTTCGTATAAATCATTTATAAGTTCTGGACAAAGATCCCAAGAATATCCGCGAGTTAAAGCACTTTTATAAAAAGACTCATACCAAGATAACCGAACAGATCCACACATACCTGATGGATGGTTGTTTTTATTACTACATCTTTTACACGGTTGTTTGATATGATGTGCGTTTATACAATACGCACGTCTTAAATGTGACACTTCAGTATCGCATTGAGGACAATAGCGAATCCATCGTTTATCTTCGTTTTTGAAGACATTCTCAGGCAACTCAAACATCTTCGCCATTATCCGCCCCACTTAGTTCTGTCAGACCAGTAGGCCGCTGACATCTTACCTTTAGCGATATTCTGGGCATGACGAGCTTTAAAGGATTCCCTACGTTTACGATAAGAAGCTGATTCTCCTTCTTTCTTTGGAGAACCAGATACACCTTGTTGACCGAAACGAATCGTCTTAACTTGATCACCGTCCTTTGCTACAACAACGTGGCTCTTAGTAGGATGGTCTGGTGTTTTTTTAGG